AACTCCACTAACGGTTCTTGCATAAATACTTCTTGTTGTTGATTGTAACAAGCCAATAGATGTGTTTAAAGCACCTCCACTACCACTAACTTTACAAGCATTGTTACTTCCATCGGGTGCTAAATAACCACTTTCTACTGTTATATTTCCTCCTCCTACCCAAGAGGAATTACTAAAATTCTCTGAATCAGGAACTAAATTTAATGTGGTTGGCTCTAATAAAAGAGATGGACAACCTCCATCAGAATAATCTAATCTCGGTACATTCGCAGCTACTTCTTCAATTAATCCGTTTGAATTAACTCGTGTTGCTACACTTGCACGTGTAGTTGTAAAATCTCCTGCTCCATCAGTTGGAAGAACAGAGTAAAGTTTACCCGCTTTATACCCGCTTGGTATTAATGCTAATTTTGGTATTATTGCCATATTATTTAAGTTTTATTTTTTTCATATTATTTTTTTTATTAAAGCGTTACGCATTCCAATGATTCAACAATTCCGTTATCATCTGTAACCCTAAAATAATAACCCCAATTATATAAACTATAATTAGTATTTAAACATTCTTTTGCTTCAACAATTCCGCCATCAGCTTCAACCCTTGAAATATATCTTTTTGCTAATAATGAAATAAATACATTATTTAACTGATTGACTTGTATTTTTAAACCTAATCCAATCATAATTTTTTTATCTTAAATATGCAACCAAATTACCACTAACAACGTTTAAATTGTCAAAATTTCCATAAATAACTGTTCCCGCACCAATAGGTAATGAACTTATTGAAGTATCACCCCCAACGATATCAATATCGCAGCTAATTACTGAAGATTCTATTGCTTGAATGGCACAAAAGTTTTCACCTACAACTGAATTTGCTCCGGTAGCTAAAATTCTTAAACCTTTATCACCAAATGATAATTTTTGGAACTCGCTTGCACTATATAAATTTGAACTCATAATAAATTTTTATTTATCACAAAAATACAAAAATATATATAATTGAAAATTCAATCTAAATTGTAAGTAAATATTTTACTTTTTCCAACTTTTGACAATTTTTTCAGCCGAACGAGCGCCAAAATAACCACCATAAACCAAAAGCAGTAATGAACTTAATAAATCAATCCACTTTTCGCTTATTTTAAAGCTATCTAAAGAACTATCTAATATAATGTAGATAAATAGGGTTAACGTTAAGAATGCCAACGTTAAAGGCCTTATATTTTGAGTTAAAAAACTATCTGTTTTGTTGTCGGATTCCCAACGTTTAGAAACTTCATTCATTTCCAACATATCCAATTCCAATTCTTTTAATAATAATTCTTTATCTTTTGAATCAATACTATCATCGTTTTTAATTTTATTAGCCAACGATTCTAATGATTTAATCCCGGAAATATTACCGGCAATTGTAAGAATTTCAGGCGCAACGTTTTTTCCTTGTTTAACCAACCAACGCAATGCATCGCCAATTCGTGTTGTTCCTTTTTTATCTTTATAATCGCCCATAATTATTTTTTTAAACCCCACCGGGCCTTTGTTCCTCTTATATCAACGTGAGTAAATGAGTTGTAACGGCCCAATCCGCCCATTTTAAATAAATTCTTTTCCATTAATTCACTAACTGCATCCGCTACTTTATTAGGTGATAATTGAAACACTTGTAAATCCGCCGCTTTACCGAATAAATGCTGCGAATTTTTAACGCCATTCACACTTTTGTTTTTTGATTCACAACGAAATGCATTTGTTATTTTAATAGGCATATTTAAAAAATCTCTTAAAACTTGTAAATTATCAGCCAATTCAATAATATTTGGTTTTACATCTTCAGGCATTTTGCATCCGCAATTGCATTCAAATTCAGACATTGAAAAATTACAAGTTAATTTCATTTATTTTTCTTTTTCTTTTAACTTTTTATTTTTATATGATTCAATTATTTTTTGAAAAGTATATATAATAGAAGCTAATAAAAGTATAATTTTTAAACCGTTTTCAACTTCGGAAAAACTTATTCCAAAAGTTAAGGCATTTATAAGGGCTAATTTCAAATCGTTATTACTCATTTTTAGGGTTTTAAAATAGTGATAAAACTGTTATTAAAATATTTTCAACCGTTGCAGTACATCCGCTTTTATTTACTTTAACTTGAATTTTACAACCACTTGCCAATTCAGATTGTTTTGTGAATAATTGCGTAGTTCTTGAATAACGAACTAAATCATTATTACCGGATATATTATCGTGCATAAATTCAATTGATTTACCACTATCAGGAAAATACAAACGTGCATCTAAACGCGTATTTGATGCGCCCGCAGTAATATCAAAATCATTTCTTACAATTACAATTCTACCAACTCCAATTTCTGAAAAATTAACTGAATTACTTGCTGAATTCCATAAATCACCGGTAACAAATGGCGGTTTATATGTTGTTATTGTGTCGGCTCCCGCTTTATCGTTTGTTAAATCTGTCCAAACATTTTGCGTTAAATTTATTGGCGTTACTGAAGTTGATGCATCTGCATAATCAGCCCATCCACCCTTCGAATCGTATAAACTATTTACTGATTCTTTTATTTCGTTCACGTCTGCGGCTGCAACCTTATAGATTGCCGGCAATTCTGAAATTATGTTGTCAACCTTTGTTGAAAATGTTATTTTAGCCATTTATTTTATTTTAAATTTTATTTATGTTACGTTATACAAAAAATCTGAATTAATACATTCCAATGATTCAAATTCACCCCCATCCGCTTGAATTCTGTTAACGTATGAATTTTGATATTCTAATTGTAATTCACTTTGTAAACCGCCTATTGGATTTATTTGTTCAATTTTATTTGATATTTCAATAACGGCCCTAAAATATGTATAATCACTCAAATCATCTTGTAGGTATTTAACGCCTTCATTTACTGAAGTAAAAACCTTAAAACCATTTGAAGATAAATCAACATAACCATTTGAACGCGTTCTAATTAAATTTAAACATTGCGAAACCATCAAATTAACATCCAATTCACCGCCATCATCTGAATAAAATCTTGTAATACATTCAATTCTCGTTATTGTTTCTGTAATAAATGAAGTTTGGTTTTCATCTATTTCATTAGTTGAAACGCCATAAACCCGAATCATTGGATAAACTGCATTGGTTGGAATTCTATTGTAAACCGGCACAATTGAACCGTTTAAAGTAATTGCATCGGTTAATTTTGCAATAATTCCGCGCCTTAATAAATGAATTGCTTCTAACATATATATATATTATTTTATTGCTTTGTCTAATTCGTTATTTAATCGAACTAATAAATTTTTTAAACCTTCACGCGCTGAACTAAAAAAGAAAGGCCTTGCCGGTAAATTAACATTTCTTAATCCCTTTCCTTTAAATTGTTCGGCATAACTTGCGGGAATTCCAAGTTCTAACATATCATCCAATTTAACTTGCCCACCCGTTCCGAATTCAATATATGGTGCATAATGCGCGCCCGCTATAACTTCAACGGTTTTTCCTTTTAACTCGGTTCTAATAGATTGTTTTAATGTTCCATTATCAACCGGCGCAGCTTGTTTTGCCTTTCTTGCAATATCAAATGCCGTTTTACCTAATTCATTAGATAATGTTTTTTTATCAAAAGCGCGTAAATTATTCAACTTTGATTTAAGTTTTGCCAAATCCGATTGATTAATTTTTACGCTCATTTATTGTGATTTTGTTGCAGTTAACTTTGTCAAAAAGTCTAATTCAGAATCAAACTTTTCGTTAATTCTGTAATTTTGAGAACCATTACCAACAATAAAAATATCGCCTATTATAATTAAATCGGCGGTTTTCTTACGCATTAAAATTTCAATCTTTGTTTCGTGTTCACGTTTACCAAAATTATCGCTTATTTCACCGCTAATTTGCTTTAAATCGCACCAAACAGATGCAACATCCGACAAAGTAGAATTGAAACCACCAAAACCATCATCAGTTTTAACTAATCTTTTAATTGTAATCTTTGAATTTAGTTTTCCGCTTTGCATTTTATAGAAACATTGCTTTATATGATGTTAATATTGTTTTTGATGACGTTGGAATTTCTGAAATTTCTTTTGAACTTCCTGAATCAAAATCGGCGCGGTTATCATAATACGTTGAAATCAATTGCAACATCGCTTGTTTTATTAACGAATCATTTATTCCCGCCGTTATGTATGTAATTTTAACACGTTCAGCC